CCGAACATCATTATCTCGAAGACTTCTTAGCTTGCTCCGCTTCTTTCTTGTATTCTTCAATTGTTCTCTCTAACCACCAAGTCCGAAGACCTACGGGTAAGTTATATAATTCGAACAACGACCAGCCACCATAATGCTTTAATGTAAAGAAGCACTCATAGACTTGTTCCATGTACTCATCGGTCAGGCCAAAAAAAGTCCGTTCCGAATGGAACCGTCATAACCTCCTCATGTTCGCAATTTTTGCAAACAAATGTTTGTTCCATCTTAATGTCTGGTGATATTGCTCGAAAAGCAGCTCTTAGAACCTTCGCATCTCCAGCTGTCATATTGTCGATAACATGATTGATTGTACTCAATTCATTGTATCCGTTAAAGTCTATTACAAAGCGCTTCATTTGCTTTGTAATGAGGTCGTTTGTGATATCCTTAGCTTTACCCTCCGAAAGCATTTCGATCTCGTCTTGGCCCGTTAATGGACGAATACGGGCAACAATAGTTGATACTGGTAAAGTGATTGAGAATGTTCCATCCTCATTGTCTACGACTTCTTCTGGATATTCGTCTCCGTTATACTCTTCGTGGTCCGCAAGATCAAATTTAAACTTTGATGTTTCTCCACACGCTGGGCATTGCACGGATGTTTTGTAGTCCGCACCATAGGCAGAGGCTCTTGCGTTAATGATGATCGCATTACGATCACCAATATAAAGAGAGCGAGCATTAACAGTTGGATCTTTAATGAGATTTTGAATTAATCGATCAATTGCTAAACCTTTTTTGAGAAGAGATCTGTTTGTTAGAACATCCTCATCTTTTGCTGTCATGTACTTGATTTCAATTGAATCTTCTCCGCACAATGGGTGTCCTTCTGGATATCTGCCTTTGGATGGGATTTGTACAAATTGCGTTGGCGTTACAAAATCCATTGGATTGGCCATTTGTGGCGCCTCTTCTGATGGTCGTGGTTTATGACCGCCCATCATGCGGTCTTGATTGTTTCGTTTCTTCATTAATACCTCTTAGTTTATTCTGTTCTAGAATCAGGCCCAAACCTTGGTGTCTCAAAATTTTGTTGACCTGGTTCTTCATGCTCTGCCCAATCGTATGTAACATCTAGGGTATATTGAACAAGATCGTCTGATGCGTAATCAAGTTCACCCCAAGATATCTTTGTTATGATTGGATTAAAAAGCGTCCACTTCTCTGTAAAGTTGACATTCGCATCCCCGTCTGTTCCCTCTGGAGCTAATTGATAGATTATGAAAGTATTCCCAAAAGAACCCGCAATGTTAGCAGCTTTTTCTGGAGAAACAACTGGAACGAGAAATGCACCATTACCAGCAGCTGGTCTTTTATTGGGCAGAGTAGAGTTTGCTCCACTTGGAGTCACATATCCTGTCGCCATTAACATTTCAAATAACTGACCGGAAGTGCTTCGTTCTCCTGTCTTTTCATTTGTACCCCATATTTGATTATCAACAAAAGTCATTGTAATCGGTTCCCACTTGGGAATGCCGGGATAGTTATAACGATGATTAATCATCCTATACTCTTTGCTCTCGATACTTACAGAAGGTTTCGTAATAGTAGACAAGGAGAGCATCCAGCCACCATTACCTAGTTCAACAATGAATCTAGATTTTTGTTTAGGATGGCTGCTGTCTCCCTTGAGATCTGTACCCCAAAATGTCATTTAAGACTCCTTAGCTATTAGGTGAGTAACCAGCCTTGAATATTTCTGAATTACCAGACGCTGACCATTTAGCCCAGTCGTACTTGACTGTTAAAGATATCTCGGACAAAGCGTCATCTTCATAGGAAAGATCGCCAAATCCAACTTTTGTTACAAACGGATTGTGAAGTTCCCACTGCTCAATCGTGTTACCCTCAGCATCAAGTTGTGAGATGATGAATGGCTTCAAAGCAGCAGTAGCGCCGCCTTTTGCCATGGTATATAGAGCATTTGGACCAGTAAGGTAGTCTGCATCAGCAAATCTATATCCAGCTCCGTGAAGAATGTCAAGAGTTTGCTTTGCTGCGTCTGGTGAAACCGGATCAACAAGCATTATTTCAAGATCATTCCAAGTTACTGAACCAGGATACTTAAATGTGTGTCCGAGGAATTTGTGTTCCGCATCTCCAACAGTCATTTCTGGCTTTGTGACGGTCTTCGCAAACCATACAACACCACTGCCGTCTCCAACTCCAAGGTCGTCCCCTCCTCCGGCTGATGGTGTAGTCATGTTGGCGTTTCCACCGAATTGAATTTTCCATCTAAACTTTCTTTTTGGATCGCCGTCTCCAGCTACTAAATCTGTTCCCCAAAATGCCATGATATTAATCTCCTATATATTCTTAATTAGTGGCTTAGACAAAATCCGCACCAGTCTTGGTGATAACAAAGTCAACCACGATGTACTCAATCGCACGGGCTGGTTTGATGTAGATTTTGGCGTACATGATATTACGATCAATAAGATCGGCAGTTGTTGTTGTATCGTCAAGGATCAATTTGTAATCAGAAAGTCCAAATCTAGATTGAACATCAGAAAGGATTGGATTAACCTGCGCCTTAAATCGGTTCCATGTTGATTGTACGTTCTGGTCAAATAGCAAGTTGCGAGAAACTGTTGAAACAGCAGACTTCAAGTAAAGAACCAAACGACGGACGTTGATACGATCCAGCGCAGAAGCATCTGCCTGAAGAGTCTTTTGTCCAAAGATTACCACACCTTCAGCAGGGAAGGTTGCGATTGGGTTGATATTTACTTCGTATAATAAATCTCTCTCTTTTGAATCTAGACGTTGTCTTGCTTGAAGTACGCGAGGTCCACGAGGTCCACCAAGGGAACCAAGTCCACCGCGATTAAATCCAGCAGGAGCAAACCACAATTCAGATTGTGCTTGAGATTTACCCATCGCTCCAAGTCCAGCTACCGATGAAGGTAACCATACAAGTTGGCCGCCGTTCAAATTATCTGAAACCTGTACCGCAGGATAGAAAGCAGCAGCGTAAGAAGAGTTGAGATTTCTTTGCTTCAAAGAACTTACTGCACTAGTAACCGATCCCAATGAATTAGAATCTGTATCAGCTGTATCTCTTTCTGCAACCGGAGTATAGTCATTTTCTAGATCAATGATTGCTAAAGTATCTTGTCTACTCTCAGCAACAGTGATGATTCTGTTTGTGATTAATGGCTTCTTAATTCCCGGCATAACAAGAAGGTTTGCTGGAACTACTTCTGGATCAAGAACAGAGTCTAGTGCCTTGTTCATTGTGTATTGAAGATAGTTTGTAGAGTCATTTCTAGTTGTACCGATTAGGTCGTCTCGAAGAGGTTCTTTCTCTGTAATGTCCCACCCTTCAAATCCGCCATGAATTGGCATCAAGAATTGACGAACATTTTTATCGAGAAGTGCTCCAAAAGAGTTTAAGGCTGAATAAGAAGTGTTTGCTGTATAAGAAGCATCTGTATAAGTTACAGTGTTTGCTGTCGTATCGATCACGATATCATCCAAAGTAAATGTGAATGAAAGCTCAAAGTCTGCTCCCGGAGTAAATGAATCTACTCCAACGGCAAGTCTTCTGAGGTAATCACAGTAATCTGGATCATGTGTTGTTGATGTTGTGCTAACTGCTGGACGAATTCCGTAATAAGCACGAAAAGGATCAGCTGCGCCACCTTCAGTCCCGTTTGCTCTCAAAGGAATTGATGGGAATTTGTATGAAGCTGTGAAGTTAGTAGGTCCGTTTACAAAAGCGGACGCATTTCCACCTGTTGAAGGAACTGAATCATTTCCGTTGACAAAAGCACCAACAAAATCATTTGTATCTGTACCGCCAGCAAAAGCAGTAGCAACAGCATTCGATGACATCAATGTACCAGTGAACGTTTTCGTATTAATTTGTGTTCCAGGTAACGATGCGGTTAACGATATAGAAGAGCCTCCGACATTACTAGTTAGAAGTAAATCTCCGTTTGTAATAGCCAGATCGATACCAAGTTTTGCACGGGCAGCAGCAGCTGTTTGTGACGCAATCGTTTCTATACCCAGTGTATATGTTGTATTGGTCAATTTTGTTGCAACTGAGGTATTACCTGTGAAGGTGAATGTTACGGGATCTTTGGTTCCGTCATCAACGACAAAAACCTCACCATTAACGGCGGAGCCGGTAGCAGCAACGAGCCTCAATGCTCCCGCACCTTTTGCACCGGTTGCGACTTCGGTACCAAATACTTTGGCATCATCAGCGCCATAGAGTAAAGTAAATCCTTTAGGCCTAACTGGTCCTTTAAAACCAGCAGGAAGTAGTCCTTGACCACCACCGTCTTTAATGAATTGCTTCATGTCAACATAAATGATGTCCGATTGGTTTTGGAAGTCTCCATAGGTTCTGTAACGACGATCTGTCTCGCTCCACAATTGGTATTGATCTCCGATTCTTTTAGCAAGGTAGTCAGGAGATGATGGGTTTAAGTTACATCCAACATATCGTTCTATTGTTTGACCAGCCAAGTTCTTAATTGCTACAGAGAATGTTCCAAAGGCATTTACCACTGGATTAGCAGGTTCGGCAATTTGCTCGATAGCAATGATGTAATTCTTTTCAATTTGCTCTCCAACATGAAGAGACTTGAAGCGGAACATATCTTGTTGCGTCTTTTCTTTCTGACATACAACATATCCTGAATAGGC